GCATCATAGAGCAGAACAAGCTTAATGAAATGAGCCTAGATGATAGAAAAATTTTAAGAATGATTTTAACAAGCCAAGATACGCTTGGCTCTGCATCGCCACAAGTAAAAAAAGCAGCTGGTCAATTGCGTGGATTAATGAATGGAATATATGAATATATTAGAAATTCAGGATTAGATATTGGCTATGCAGAATCTGGTTATATGCAAAGAGTACCAGACCTAGAAATGGTAAATGCAAGGCCTGATAAATTTCAAAAACAAGCAGCTAAAGCTTATGAGATTATATTTGTAAATGAGGTTGGCGAATTAAATCCATTAGATGAAAAGCAAATGTTGAACGTTGTAAAGTTTATACAAGATTCAAAACTTGGTATTGTTCAAACAGAAGAGTATTTAGATTTTGTAAAGTCTGAAGAGTTTCAGGCAATTTTAGAAAATATGAGAACGATAAAATCATTAAAGAAAAAAGAATCACAGACTAGCCTTGATCACAAAGAGCAACAGCAATTGGAAAAAGCAGAGCAAAATTTAGAAAAGGGTATTTCTGAAATTTCTGAAATGTACGAAACATTTTACGCTGATATGAAGTATGCATATGGAGATGTATCTGCAACAAATTGGAAGAATACTATATATGAAAAGCAAGTTGGTGTAGCTTTAGACGCTCCCCCATCAAGTAATTTAACCAAAAAAAGAACTTTGCCACCTGAAACTGATGCTTTGCTTGATGAATTTTACGTTAGTGATCCAGTTGAAAATATTATTAGCTACATTATGGGAGCGACTAGAAAAGCAGAATATAATAAACGATTTGGCGAACAGCTTATTCCTAAAGAAGATTCAGAGGGAAAAGTAAGAAAAGGGGTGTATAACGATTACGTTGATTATTTAACAAAGCGTGGATTTAGAACGTCTGGAGTAAATGTTAAAGACGCTGATCTGTTTGCACAAACTGTAAATTTAATTACTGGACAATCCAGAACACCTGGACAAGATATTTATGGATCATCTTTTGCAAACCATATTCACGCATTAACATCAATTACCTTATTAGTAAGAGCGCCTATAGCATCTATAGCTGAACCATTTACAGCTGCTATTACTTCAGAAAGTGTGGCAAAAGGATTTGTGTCTTTTGCAACTACACTTCAAGAATTTCCTGGTATTAGAAAACTAGGAGGCAACGCAGAAGACATTAGGCTAAGACAGCAGTTCGCAAGAATACTTGGCGTTATTGATGATCCACAAGTCGGAGATATATTAACGAATAGAATTGGTGGAAGTATTGGGAATAACCCAAAGCTAAATAGAATGATGCAGCAATTCTTTTACAAGACAAAGTTAACTGGATTAACAAATGCCCAGCGTAGAACAGTTTCTAAAATTGGTTTTGTATATATAAGTGAGATGGCACACGAATATAACAATCCTACAAATGATCGTGCAAAGTTAAGAGCGCAAAAAGTATTAAATGATTTTGGAATATCTAATTCTGTTATGGATCAATTTGCTGAATATGTAACCAGCTTTAATGATTTTAAAGTAACCAAGATACGCAAGAGATCAAGAATAAAAGGCAAAACAAAGCTACCAGCAAACGAAGATATTATGTACGATTCAGGAGAATATTCTGATATGGGAATGCAATTATCTGTAGCTATAATGAGATTTGCAGATCAAACTGTTCAAGACCCACGCATAGCCGATAGACCTAAATGGGCAGAAAATCCTTTAGGAAGAATTGTTTATGGTATTACGTCATTTATTTATTCATTTCAGGATAAAGTATTAAAAGGCATGGCTAGAAAAGTAGGGCGTGAATACGGCGTATCAAGAGAACTTGGAGCGTCAAAAAAGAAAGCCACATTAGATGCAACAGCTTATGTAGCTGCAACAGTTGCGCCGACTATGCTGACATTGTTTACTGGTCATTTAGTTTTTTCAACATTAAGGGAACTAATGTTAAATCAAGATCGTTGGGATCGTGAGTGGGAAGAAAACAGTAAAGACCCTTTAAAATTTATGACAGATTATATATTGCCGTTAGCTTTTGCCAGATCAGGATTTACTGGAGCGTTTGATCCTTTATACCAAATGTTTACTGGATTAAAATATAGAAGAGATTTTTCTAATATATTTATTGGTACTGGTGGATATGCTGCTCAAAATGCACAATACATTGCACAGTATTTTATAAACAATAGCGAAAACACTCTATCAAACGAATATAATGCTCTTAAAGGTTTATGGAACTTAACCATAAATCCAATCTTATCAGCTTTATATGCGCTTGCTCCTATGTCTCCAACAATGGCATTTGGAGCATTACCAGGATTATTTGAAATTACGTCTAATGATTTTAAAAGTGCCAGAATAAATGATCTTCTGGAATTGATCTACGGCGAAAGATATACGCCTGGCAAGCGTGGCAGACCACCTAAAAAAATATATTAACATAGGAGTAACGATATGAGTCTATACGAAAATATTAACAGAAAAAAGCGTGCTGGCACATCAAATACAAAAGCAAAGTCAACCATAACACCAGAGAACTATAAAAATATGCAAGCTGGATTTCCAAATAGTAAAAAGAATAAAGCTAAAAAATCAAGAACTGCAAAAAGTATGGGGTACTAATTATGCCAGGATATATGAAACCAAAAATGAAATCTAAACTTAAAGGTAAGCAAAAAGAATTAGATTTAAATAAGAACAACCGATTAGACACGCAAGATTTTGTTATGCTTAAAGAAAAACAAAAAGGCAAAAAGTCTAGGACGGCTAAGACTATGGGTTACGCATAATGGTAGCCAAGAAATACGAAAATCCAGAGGGAGGCCTTAACGATGCTGGGCGTAAAAAGTTTGGCGTTAAAGCGCCGATCTCCTCTGGAACTAACGCAAGGCGAATAAGTTATGCAGCAAGATTTGGTGGTATGGATTCTCCTATGAAAGATAGTAAAGGCAGACCAACAAGGTACGCTTTGACGTTAAAGAAGTGGGGATTTAGTAGTGCAGCCGAAGCTAGAGCATTCGCTAACAAGCATAAAAAAAGTAAAATCGCAAAAACGATGACTGCTTAACTACGCAACTAACTACGCAACTCGCCTTGTTGATTTGCTCTACGGACATTGATTTCATTGAATAAATTACAACGCTTAATTAGTTCAGAGCGCACCATAATTGAATCTGTTGAAAGCTATATCAGACAACATTCTGCATATTTTCTCAAAAATTTTAAGTGGACTGTAGAGGACTGTAGAGGACATCAACTACGCAACTTGCGTAGTTAACGCAACTTTTAGGTGGTTAAGAACGCAACTATTTTTGCTCTACAGCGTCCAACATTTTATGTGAATCATGTGTCAAGAATTATTTTCTATTAATAGCTGAACGAAGATAATCAGGACTAAGATGTAAATAATTCTTTTTAATTGTTTCAACAGTATCGCCTAAAAAGTCTGCTATAGTTTCCATAGCTACTCCATCTTCAGCTGCCCTTGTTGCCCAAGTATGACGAAAAGTATGAGGCGTAACTCCCTCAATGCCAAGTAAAGAATTAACTCTATCAATACCAGATAAAACATCTGTTGTGTTTTCAAAAACATAATTGTTTATCTTCTGCTCGTATAATTGTTTTAAGAAGTTAATTAATAAATCAGACATTGGAACAGTAGGGCGTTTCTTTTGATGTTGCTGGCGTTGTCCTGGTGGTAGAAAATTAATTATTCCTTTAGCAAAATTAATCATTGGCCAGTGCAAATCTAATATAGCGCCTTTTCTTGCTCCAGTTTCAATAGCTACAATAATAAATGTTTGTATTCTATGTATTCTATTAATACGTTTAACACCTATACCATTGTAATTTCCATTTAAAGCGTAATTGATATACTTCTCTTGCTCTTCAGGTGTTACAACTCGATCTCTTGGTGGAGAGTTTGCTGGTATATCAAGGTAAGGAACAATTTCACTATTAATGCGCCTTTGTTTTGGCTCTACCTTTTTTTGCATAAAGTTAAATACGGCTCGTAACTCTGATAACTCAAGCCTAATTGTTGAGTCAGCTGCCTTTGAATTTCCTAGTATGCCAGCTTTTCTTTTTTCGTAGTAAATCATAGAGTCTTTTCGGACTATCTCACTAACTGTCATATCCCCAAAATAAGCATTTATGTTTTTTACCATTGACTTAAATCTTGTTTGGACACCATCGGTAAACATTATAACTTGTTGGTTAAGCCATAAATCAATACAATCTCTAACAATCGGATCGTCTGTAGTTAATGATATGTATTCTTTTTGGCGTTGTTCTAACCAGCCTAAAAACCTCGTCTCAGCCTCAAGGCGATCTTTTGTCCGTAGGCTCTGTCTATGGTTTCTTCCCTTTTCCGTAAAAAGGACATAGTAGACTCCGAATTTGTTTTCCTTGTTTGATAATCTGGGTGGTAATCCTCTAGTAGCTTTCGTTTTATTAGCCATTCAATGTCGCTCCTCTTTATTCTTACGTTTTTGCCTATGCTTACAGTCGGCAACAATCCTTTTTGTCTTAGTCTGTAGATCGTTTTAACCGACACATTAAGCAAAGCAGAAGCTTGGCTTTGTGTAACCAAGCTTTCATTGTTAGTCATCTGAATTAATTATCCCCATAATCTTAACTGCTTTTTCTTTTGGAAGTTTTATATTTAGGCGTACCCACATAAAATCTTTATCGCCAGACATTGCCCTAAAGCTTTGTTCAGGTAACTCTTCTTCCACGGCAGCTGCCTCATAGTTTGGATATAATTCACTAGGCTCTATTCCAAACACATCAGCAATTTTCTTTAAGCTTTTAGGCGAGGGAACATTTATTGCCCTCACATACTGAGATATTGAATCTCTTCCTAGTCCTGACTTATTCGCCAACTCACTTTGATTCATGTCTTGCTCTTGCAACAATCCATATAATCGTTTGGCAAATTCTTGTTTTCTAATTGATCTTACTGACAAATCTACGTCTGTCGTTACGCCTGATAATGGCGATCTTCCTCTTGCTTGTTTCATATGCCTTATCCCCTATGAAATTAATTAAATTGTTAAAAATTTACAAAGGGCAAAAGGCTTTATCTTGCATTAAGGTTAACTTCATGAATTTCAAGTGTACTAGATTTCTTTTATACTCATTTCTAAATTGCAGCTTAAAGCATCTAGGCTTTCGTGTTTCTATTTTGTCCATCATCGTCCTTTTTATTTTATGCTGGTGGACTTAACTGATCCCACCAAATTATCCTTTTTATGATTAATGTCTATCCAAATTATCCTTTTTATGATTAATGTCTATCGACAGATACTACAATACGGAAGCTATGTCTAGCTAAAAAAATACCGATAAGAAAAAAATTACGATTTTATTAAAAAAAGTATTTACTTGCGAATCATTAATATGTTACTTGTTGAATATAATAATCAACAAAAATCAATTACATGGTAACAAAAGATGAATTTAAGTTTAAACACATCAAAAATTGTCAAAGAGTTTGGTGGAATGACCAAGTGCTGCAAAGCATTAAAGCAAAATGGCAATGCTATTACATTAGGTGCTGTTGATAAGTGGCGTAGACGTAACGCAATGAATCTAAAATCACTACTTATGCTGGCTATGATTGCAAAAGAAAATAATAGAAGNNNNGCCATTATAACAAATGAGGGCAAAGATGACAGAAAATAACGTAGTAAAAATTACACACTCAATAAAAGTCAAAGAGATGTTGTCGGACATTGCGTATTGCCTTTCCGTATTTAATAAATTTACATACAATATGGAAGATAACTTTATGAACCCTGAAGTTGTTCACGCTTATCAACTTGTAAATATGATAAGAATTAAAGCTAAAAACTGCTGCGATGAATTAAACATAGTTTATCAATCATCAGTTGAAGTGTTGAGTTTGTATGGCGACCTTTTATACGGAAGAGATGTAAGAGCCTCACAATGGAGAATAGATAGACTTGTTGAGTATGGTTATGTTGTTACAAAAAAAGTTGTTAACAAATGATTGTTTGGGGAATTGATATTGGCATTCATGGTGCGCTTACAATGTTTGACGTTGCTAACGGCGTTTTAGAAATACATGATATGCCAATTGTTGAGCGTAACGGCAAAAAGCTGGTATCAGGACATTTAGTTGCAAACATACTCAAAACACAACATGGCGTTGTTTGGATTGAAAGAGTAGGGGCAAGACCAGGACAAGGCGTATCGTCAATGTTTAGCTTTGGAAGATCAGCTGGAATAGTTGAGGGCGTTGCTATTGCATTGGATATGCCAATCAATCTTGTTACTCCTCAAGCATGGCAAAGAAAATGCCTTGTGCAATCAGGAAAAGACGCAAGCCGTAGCCGTGCTATGGAAGTATTCCCAGCATACTCACAAAGCTTTGCAAGAAAATCAGATGACGGAAGAGCAGATTCTGCTTTAATTGCCTACTATGGCTTAACTTATGGAGAAAATGTTGAAAGAAACGATCAACAAAAATAGAAATGGTTTTGAAAAATTTGATATAGGTCATTTATCAGCTAGTTCAGTTAATAAGGCTAGAGAAGCTTTTGACGTATGGATTGTTGATAAAATTGGTGGAGCGAAGTTTCCTACAAACTTTGCAATGTGGCAAGGTAAAGCCGTCGAATTAGGTGTCGATCAAGCTTTATATTCAGGTAAAGAGATCGATTTCTGCATTAAAACGGCGTTGGATTATTTTGCAAAACATACAAGCTTGATGCCTAACTACGCTGATGAATACCTAAAAAGAGAACCTATTATTTCACGAATGGTACAAACAGCTATTCAACAAATAAGGACAATTGGTGTTCCCAAGCAACCAACTTTAGGCGAGCAGCATAAGATTAACATTCCAGTTAGATTTGCCGAGGGCGACAATGGAACGATACCTTGTATTGGTTTTTTAGATTATTGGTTTCCTGAAGAAAATATTATTGTGGATTTAAAAACAACGGCTAAAGCGCCGAGCAAATGGACGTTATCTCACGCCATACAAGCCTCAATATATAAAAAGGCTATGGAGGCAGAAACTGGCAAGCCAGTAAAGGTTTATTTTTTATATGTATTAACAAGACAAAAAGACCCTTTTGTATGGCTGGAGTTAGAAGACCCAACTTTTTACATCAAATCATTTAAAAGAACGATAACGCAAATGGAAGCTTTTCTTTCAGATTATGATGACTTGAAATCTTTGTTGAAAAGAGTGCCACACAACCCTGATAGCTTTTATTGGAATGGTGCAAGTGATGTCCTCGAAGAACACTTTCCATAATATAGAAATCCATGAAAAAGAAGATGAAACAGAGAATGATGCTTGTACGAATGATTACTTTGAAATTGAAAACTTTGAGTCTGAAAAGAGTCCGTGGGAACGTTTATGGTTTAGCGTGCTTATCCAGCAATTCAAAGATGCCGAGGGTTTGTTCAATAAAAGATCGGAAATTCGTAACAACGCAAAACGAGCAATTAACTGGCTCGTTAACGATAGTCAAGACTTTGATGATGTATGTATTTTGGCTGGGTTCGATCCCAGCTACACGAAATTGCGTGTGCAGCAATGGCTGAAAGCGCAATATCCCCATCTACTCCGAGATGGCTGGTTCGTTCCACCAGATTTAGGAACGCTAAAAAGGCGAAAATAAGGAGATTGAAATGCCATTAGAAACTTTAAACTCAGGTGGGGGAGCAGCGTTTATACGTTTCTCTGCCGAACTCGACCAATGGTCAAGAGCAAGTCAATCAGGCGATCTAGTTGATATAACATGGGAT